AAGGTTTTATAGCACAAGAAGTTAAAACAGCGCTTGACGCTACTGATAGTTCAGCTTCTGAGCAAGCTATGTGGGGTACGCATTCTGTTAAAGGTCCAGCAACTGAGACAAGCATGGAATATGTGGATGGTAAAGAAGGGCTTCAAGAAGTTACGAGAGAAGTCTCAGATCACCAAAGTCTCAGGTACACGGAAATTATAGCGCCTCTAGTTAAAGCAGTTCAAGAACTTACGACAAGAGTCGCTGCTTTGGAAGGCTAGAATTTATGCCGGTTAAAGGTGATAACGTAACTCTTAGTACTAGCCCTACTCTTATTTGGACTGCTACTTATTCTGCTTCTGTTAACCATCCGGAACAAATCACTGTGCAGAATAATACGACTACGGTTTGTACTCTTGGTGGGTCTGATGTCGCTAACGGTTCCAAAGGGATAAAGTTCTTTACTGGAACAAGCGGAACTACTGATTATTCTTCTGGTGAAGATTATTCTTCTAGTTTTGATTACGATGGTGAAACTACTGTGGCTGGAGATACTCACATCTTTGGCCCTATTCTTTTAACGCAACCTTTGGAAAAGCTGTATGCTATAGCTGCGTCTGGTACACCGAGTATCAGCATTATGATAATAGGAGTTTAATATGCCTAGATGGAAAACAAGTAGTGGTAAGGGTGTTGATATTGCTTATGATGGTTTGACTAGGGCGCAGATCGCTAAGGAGAAAACGTATCAAGCTTCTAGGACTAGGGGTTCTGGCCCTAAGCGTAAGGGTGGGCGTAGGAGAAGAAGATAATGCCTAAGGTTGCTGGTAAAAAATATCCATATACGAAGAAGGGAAAAGCGCAAGCTTCTAAAGCTCGCAAAAACATGAAACGTGCAAAGAGATGATTTAAACTACGAGGAGCTTTTAGATCTCCTTGAGTTCGCTACCCCTGAAGAAACGAAGTATATTGAGCATTTGCTTTCTGCGAGAGTGGCGTTAGCTTCTCCGTTGGATTATGCGTGCTATGTGTCTCCTCAGACGATAAGATACAAGCATGTCCAAGTTGTTTCAGATTATATCCAAGCATTGTGCGAATTTAGGCTTTACCATTCGGGGGTTGGTCCGCCTGCTGATTGGTTCTATAGAACTGAAGAAGGAACGTACCCAATAGAGGGTCCCGATGAACTTCGGGAGTTTTTAAGCAGCGACGAGGGTGGCGGAGTTTTAGAATTTTTTGGTCTTCATCCTGATACTGGTGAGAGAGTAGTTTTTCGGCTGGGGCTATCTGCGCCCCCTCGTCATGGAAAATCATGGATTACTACGTTGCATACTCCAGGATGGTATCTTTCTCGTTGGCCTGAACGGAAACAAGCTATTGTCACATATTCTGATGAGTTTTCTTGGGAGTGGGGAGAGCAGATTAATCGTCAGTTAGATGAGAGGAATGGTTTTGTTAAGACTAAAGGGAATAGACAACTCATTCGTGAAACCGATAAACTCGGAGAACTTCGTTTTGCTGGTGTCGGTGGTAAGCTTACTGGTACTGGGTATCACTTTGGGCTTATTGACGATCCTTTCAAAAACTCTGAGGAAGCTCTTTCGCAGGTAGCTAGAGATTCTAAGGATAACTGGTATGGTTCTGTTTGGCTGACTCGTAAAGAACCTATGGCTGTTGAGGTAGTTATGTTTACCCGATGGCATGAGGATGATCTCTCTGGTCGTAGGATCTATGAACCTGAATCTACTATTCCTCGTGAGGATTGGTGTATTTTGGAAATGCCTGCTATTGCGTTTTCTTCTGAAAACTTTCCTAGAGAAAATTATAAAGATGTTATTAATAGGAAATCTGGTGAAGCGCTATGTCCGGCTCGTAAGACGTTAACTGAGTTAGAAAAGATACGTGAAGATGACCCTTTGTGGTTTGAAGCTATGTATCAGGGCAACCCTTCGTTAGAAGCTGGTGGTATTTTGTCTCCTCCTTATCACCATTGGACTGATACTGGTAGCCAATATCGCTTAGAAATGCAATCTGGCGAAGCCCTTATGGTCCCCAAAAGACATTGTGAACGGTATGCGGTTATTGACTTGGCAGCATCATTGAAGACTTGGGCTGACTGGAGTGTGTTGTCAGTTTGGGATTGGCATCGTGATAGTCAAAATTTAATTCTTGTCCATGTGGATCGTCGGCGTGTGGAATCAGCACGCCATATTACATGGGCGCAGGGCATATGTAGGCAATGGGACGTGGAAATGCTCGGTATAGAGGAACGTACTTTTGGCTTAACGCTCATTCAGCATTTCCAAAGAGCTGGTGGGTTCTATGTCCGCCCATTGTTCCCGAAGGATCGGGATAAGGTCCAACGAGCTATTCCATATGGTGCTGGTATAACTAATCAACAAGTATGGTTCCCTAAGGCTGCTCCTTGGTTGTATATTTGGGAACAGGAACATAGGAACTTTCCTAATTCCAAACATGACGATATGGTAGATACAGGAGCTTATGCGTGGGAAATGACTCGTTCAATGCCTGCGTATGCGCCTCATAAAAAAGCAGTACCTACTATTACCGAGTTATGTTGGCAACAACTAGAAGAAAAAGCTAAAGAACCACATGCGTGGTCGTATATGATGGAGTAAATATGTTTAGATTAATTGAAGGCGGAGATTTTGGAATGGAAAGTGGGAATGTGGGATTATGCTATGTTACTTTCTTACCTAAAAAACTAGATGATAAGGGTATTTTTAGAGGTCCCCCCATAGAAGAAGAGGGATTTTTGGATGTATCAATAACTTGCATTACTGAAGCTGCGCAACAAGTGGGGTGGCGTTCACCGGAGTCAGTTGCAAAATTAGAAAAATCGTATGATGATGTACTTAAGGCGCATGCTAAGTTAAGTAAAGACTATGCAAAATTAGAAAAAGCGCTAGAATTAATTAAGGAAGTTAAGAAGAGTAAATAATGGCACAAATAAAAACAGAAGTAGAAGAACTTTACGAAGAATCTGTCAAGCATGTTATGGGTCCTCTTCGTAGCTATTGGCTGAATCATGCTTTCGTGCGTGGTCTACAATGGCTGCGTTGGAATAGCACCGTTACTCGTTTGAGTGAACAAGTTGAAGATCGTGACAGAGTTCAAGCTGTCTTTAATAAAATGCGTGCTAACCAAAGAACGATTATTTCTAACTTAACTCAAAGAGAATTAAAGTTTGAAATTACTCCTACTGGTCCAGATGATGAATCTATTCGTTCTGCACGATTAGGAGAAGCTATTCTTAGGGACTTGCACCGGAACCAACGTTGGGAAGTTATCCGTGAAGAACATATGGCTGGTGTTTGCAAAGGTGGCACAGGCGCTTTACTAGTAGAGATAGATCCTGAGACTAAATTACCTATAGTGAAACCTTTGTCGTTAGCTGAATTTATTGTGGAGTCAGGATCTAGGAACGCTGAAACAGCTCGTTGGTGTATAAAGGTAGAAGCATTACCTCCTAAAACGGTTAAAGCAATTTTCAAGATGCGTAAAGAACCGCCTGCGGATGCTCATTCTGGATTAGCTCCTTTTCAACATAGAATGCTGCACCATAGTTGGGGTAGCAATAGCACAATGCCAGAACTTACAAAAGTTTTAACATATTATGAACGTCCTATGGGTAATAACAAGGGTGGTTTTCAAGTTATCATTGATGGGAAAGTTGTCCAAAAAGGTGCATGGCCTTTTCCCTTTAAAGATCGTTTGAATATTACTGTTGCAAGAGAAACTGTTGAAGAAAATCAATGGTGGGGTACTACGTACATGGATGATGTACGTAAGGTACAAGTTATTCTAAATGGCATCTGGTCAGGTATAGCTGAACATGCTAAAGAACTTGGTACTATTCGGGCTTTGTTCCCTGCTAGTGCTGAACCGTTTGTAGAGGAAATGACGGATAAGCCAGGATTTCAACCTTGGCCAGATGGCGTAGATTTGCCAGAATACTTAGAACAACCTCAAATGCGTCCATGGTACGAAGCAGTTATTGACAGGGCATCTATGATGATTGACGATATTATGGGTGTCCATGATGTCTCTCGTGGTTTAGCTCCTCCCAACATTGAGTCAGGGAGTGGATTATCAATCTTAGCGGAAAATGATACGTCCCCTACAGGTCGTTTAATAAAGGAAACGGCTCGGTGTTGGAAGGAAGTCTCTATGATGGCATTACAGATTTACCAGAAAACTCAAACGAAAGAACGTACTGTTACTGTTGATAGTGGTTTCGGACCTGAAAGATTTCCACATAAAGGATCTGACTTATCTGCCGA